AGGCAATGCGTATTCTGGGACTTGGATAATAAGGAAACAACATGGCTGTAACCAACTTTACCTCTCTTCTTGGCCTAGCGTTACCGACTACTGGTGATCTTTCTGGTACGTGGGGTACTACAGCAAATGACTCCATTACAAGCTTGCTTGACTCGGCTGTGGCGGGTACAACTACTTTATCTGCTAACGCGGATGTAACCCTTACAACAACCAATGGTTCATCTAATCAAGCCCGTAGCGCAATTATTCGCTGGACTGCTAGTAACGGCGCTACAACTCGGTACATTACAGCCCCAGCCCAAAGCAAAGCTTATTTTGTTATTAACGATGGTACAGGTTCGGTTGTGATTCGTGGGGCTGGCCCAACAACTGGCGTAACAATCCCTGCGGCTGGTCGCGCCCTAGTTGCTTGGAACAGTACAGATTTCATTAAAGTCTTGAGCAACCCAGTTACACTGACTACTGACGTGACTGGCACTTTGCCTGCCGCTAATGGCGGTACAGGAATTACAACCCCCGGAACAGCGGGTAATGTGTTGACTTCTAACGGGTCGGCTTGGGTATCATCTGCTTCAACTGCTGGCATCACCGCTGGTAAATCAATCACTTTTGCACTTGTTTTTGGAATTTAAGGAGCTATAAATGGCAAATCCAAATATTGTTAACGTATCAGCCATTTATGGCACAACCACGTATTACACACCAACTGGCACAACTGCTGTTGTCTTGTTGCCTAATGCTGCATCAAGCGGTTTGGTTTACAAAATTAACAACATTGTTGTGTCAAACACTACAGCTTCGGCGGCTAACGCCACGGTGTCTATTTACACCAACGGTGCTGTAGCTCAAGGCTCTGCCCCATCAGGGGGTACAGCTTATCCAATCGTTAGTACTGTAGCAGTTCCTACTGCTGCTTCATTGATCGTGGCGGATAAAACCACAGGCATTTATTTGCAAGAAGGTACATCAATCACGATTACATCTGGCACTGCCAGCGCGTTGACTTACAGCATCTCGTACGAATCCATTGCTTAATCGGAGCACCACATGAGCCGACGCTATAAAGGCGCAATTATTAGCGCAACTCCGCCCACTACTACAGGTGGTGAAAGTGGAACTGCGCCCGGTGAATGGACGTTACAGCAACAGATGCAGGCTCAAGGCGGTAGTGTTTGGCCTAGTCAACCTCTTCCCAAATACATAGAGGATTATTTTTCTACATATTTATACACAGGTACAGGTGCGGCACGAACAATAGTTAATGGTATTGATTTAGCCACTAAAGGTGGAATGATTTGGATTAAAGACAGAACAACTGCTACTAACCATAACATTGAAGATACTGTACAAGGTATTACTAAAAACTTAGTACCTAACTCAACTGCGGCTGCGGCAACTGTTGCTAGTGGTGATGACATTACAAGTTTTAATACAAATGGTTGGTCATTTGGGAATAACAACTTAAATATAAACAATAATGGCGATAATTTTGCATCTTGGACATGGGCAAAAGCACCTAAGTTCTTTGATGTTGTGACTTATACGGGTACAAGTTCTGTTCAAAATATTGCCCATAATCTTGGTTCAATTCCTGGCTGCATTATTATTAAACGTACAAACAGTACAAGCAATTGGGCTGTATATCACCGTGGTACAAATGGCGGTACTAATCCACAAAATTACTTTACGTTACTTTCAACAACAGATGCTCAATCTAGTGCTACTGCATATTGGGATAATACAGCCCCAACAGATACGCAATTTACTGTAGGTGGCGGTGGCATAGGTAATGTAAATTATTCTGGCAGCACCTACGTTGCCTACATCTTTGCCCACAACGCAGGAGGCTTTGGCTTAACTGGCACAGACAATGTGATTAGTTGTGGGTCTTATGTAGGAACAGGTGCTGTTGGCAACGCTGTCACGCTTGGCTACGAGCCACAATGGTTGATGGTCAAAAACGTAACATCTGCGTTTGATTGGATCATGTACGACAACATGCGTGGGATGCCCGCATCTGATGTGAATACAAGTAATACCAAGTTTTTACGCCCTAATACATCTGGAGCAGAAGCAGGTGGCGCAACAATTATTCCTACTGCAACTGGATTTCAGGCAAATACTGGTTATCAAGGCGCAAACTTTAGCGCTGAAACCTACATCTACATAGCCATACGCAGAGGCCCGATGGCTGTGCCTACGGATGCGACTAAGGTGTTTACCCCAGTAACTGATGTTTCAAGCACAACAAATATTGCAGTATCTACCACTAATCAAGTAGATATGATTTGGAGTCAACCAGTCTTATCTGTTGGTGGTGACAACATATCTTATGAGTTTGATAGGCTAAGAGGGGTTTCAGCACTTGTAGGAACATCTTTTAGATTGTCAGGAACTAATGCTGAGGCTTCTCCAACAGGTCTAGGAATGGGTATTGACCAAAATACAGGTTATGTAGATAACTGGTTTTATAATCAAGGCTTTACAAGCAGAACTATTGCAAACTGGACATTTAGACGAGCCCCATCATTCTTTGATGAGGTTTGCTATACAGGTACTGCAAGTGCGACTACATTCAATCACAACTTAGGTGCTGTGCCTGAGTTAATGATTATGAAATCAAGAAGCGCAACTACTGGTTGGTATGTTTATAGTTCAGCGTTAGGGAATACATACCATTTAGTGTTAAACACAACAGCGGCGGGAGCTACGCCATCGTCCGTATGGAATAGTACAACTCCAACATCAACCGTTTTTACATTAGGTAATACTATTGCTGCTAACGATGCTGGCGCAACCTACGTTGCCTACCTATTCGCAACTTGCGCTGGTGTAAGCAAAGTAGGTTCATATTCAGGTACAGGTGCAACTCAGACTATTAATTGTGGTTTTACAGGTGGCGCAAGGTTTGTGATGATTAAACGCACAGACAGCACTGGTGATTGGTATATATGGGACACAGCCCGTGGCATGGTTAGTGGAACAGACCCATATTTGTTGTTGAATGTACAAAGCTCACAAGTCAACGCAAACAATGTTTACACCACGACGGGTGGGTTTCAAATTGTTGGAACAGGTGCTGGTTTTAACGCATCTGGCGGCTCTTACATTTTTCTCGCCATCGCATAAGGACAACACATGAGTACCAAGTACCCCGGTGGGTTTATCACAAAAGACTACGTACCACCTACGACTACATCAGCGTCGGGTATCTGGACTCTTGAGCAACAAGAACAAGCACAGCAAGCAGGCATCTGGCCTTTTGGCGGCCCGTTCACATACATTGAGGATGTGTTCTCGACTTATCTTTATACGGGTACGGGCGCAACGCAAACAATTACCAACGGTATTGATTTGTCTACTAAAGGTGGACTGGTTTGGACAAAAAGCAGAACAAATCCAGCAGGAACATACGACGGTTGGCACGCGCTTGTAGATACTGTTCGCGGTACTAATAGTGTTCTTTACTCTAATGCAACAGATTCTTATTCGGCATTAAACACATACGTTTCAGCCTTCAATACAAATGGATTTAATTTAGGCGCTGGAACATACGATTCAAATAAATCAAGTTATACATACGTTTCATGGACATTCCGCAAGCAACCTAAGTTCTTTGATATTGTGACTTATACGGGTACGGGGGCAGCTCGTACTATTGCTCATAATCTTGGTTCTGTGCCGGGTTGCATTATTGTTAAAAACTTAACAACAGCGTCAGATTGGCGTGTTTATCATAGAGGTCTAACATCTGCTGTATATGACATACGATTAAACTTAACAAACGCTCAGGCTTCAGTACCGTCTGCTTGGAACAGTACAGCACCGACATCAACTGTATTTTCTTTAGGTGCTAACACAGACACAAACGGCAGCGGTGATTCTTACGTTGCCTACATCTTCGCCCACAACGCAGGAGGCTTTGGCTTAACTGGCACAGACAATGTGATTTCGTGTGGGTCTTTTACTGTTTCAGGAAATGTTGCTTCAGTTAATTTGGGTTATGAACCGCAATGGTTATTGATTAAAAAATCAAGCGCTACTGGAAATTGGGGAATGAAAGATGTAATGCGTGGCGGTTTAGGCGCAACTAGTTCTGGTACTAATGTTTTGTATTCCAATTATAGCGATGCAGAAGCAACATCTGGAAATTGGGAAGAATACATAACATCAACTGGTTTTGGTGTTACAAATATGGTAGATGCAGACTACATCTACATAGCCATACGCAGAGGCCCGATGAAAGTGCCTACTGTGGGTACTAGTGTTTATTACCCTTTTGCACGTGCTGGAAACGATACACAAACCAACATAACAGGGGTTGGATTCACTCCTGATTTATGGATGGTTAAATCACAAAACATAGCGGCTGGTTTTCCTTGGTTTGATAGATTGCGCGGGGTTACTAAGCGTGTTGACTCTACTTCAACTTATTTAGAAGAAACTTTTAGTGGTGATAATGGTTTAATAAGTTTGAACATGGATGGAATAACCATTGGTTCTGGCCCTGCTGATGGTGGCATCTGTAATGACACTGGAACAAATTACGGAAACTGGCTACTCAAACGCGCCCCATCATTTTTTGATGAGGTTTGCTATACGGGTACGGGAAGCAATACAACTCAAACGCATAATCTTGCAAAAATACCTGAGTTAATTATTGTAAAAGAAAGAGATGCAATAGGTGCATGGCAAATATATTCAAGCGCATTAGCAAATACAGAATATTTAGTTTTAAATACAACTGCTGCTAAAGCAACTGGCGCAACAAGATGGAATAGTACAACGCCTACATCAACTGTTTTTTCTATTGGCACAGATGCAACTGTAAATGCTTCTGCTGGAACTTATGTTGCATATTTGTTTGCCACTTGCGCTGGCGTTAGCAAAGTAGGCTCATATTCAGGAACAGGCGCAACACAAACTGTCGATTGCGGTTTCTCTGGTGGGGCTAGGTGGGTTATGGTCAAGCGTACTGACTCTACTGGCGACTGGTACGTCTGGGATACCGCCCGTGGAATGGTTTCAGGCACAGACCCGTCATTACTACTCAACTCAACTGCCGCTGAAGTGAATGCCAATAGCATCTACACGGCAACCACAGGTTTCCAAATCGTATCAACTGCCGCAGGTATCAACGCATCTGGCGGTACTTACATCTTTCTTGCAATCGCTTAAAGGAGCAAATCATGGAAATTCGTTTACGTTCAAATGGTCAAGTTATGTATGAGAGTGAGTTCCGTACTCGCTTTGCAGCAAACCTGCCATCTACCCCGCTAACCCAAGAGTGGTTAGATTCTTACACCACCGACCCCGCTGGTGATATTGTTTTGGAAGGCCCACAAGCCACAGGCGGTACTCGCTACCAAAATTCCCAGCGTTCTGGCGTTGAGCAAATTGACGGTAAGTGGTACACCAAGTACATCCTTGGCCCAGTCTTTACTGATACGCCAGCATCCGAAGGCCAACCTGCCAAAACAGCGGCTGAGAATGAAGCGGCTTATCATGCAGAAGTAGATGCAAATCAAGCCAAGAGCGTCCGCTCTACCCGCGATCAAAAGCTAAAAGACTTGGACTGGACTCAAGGCAAAGACATCGCCGACTCGGTCAGTGGTCCTGCTGCTACTTTGCGTCAAGCATTACGTGATGTACCTACACAGTCTGGTTTCCCTTGGGACATTACTTGGCCTGACGCCACTTAATCCATGTGGACCCATTCAGCCTCCTCCTCTTGGCGCAAAGCGCAGTCTCCGCTATCAGGACGGGATGCGACATGCTCCATCAGGGGCGCATGGAGATCGAAGGGGCTAAGAAGACTGTTGAGCAAGCTATTGGTGACGTCAAAGCCATCAAGGGTGTATGGGACTGGTTTCTTGGTCTGTTCTCAGCCAAGCCAATCTCCGATGCCCCCAAGCCTGTGGCGCAAAAGAAAGTTGCCAAAGCCAAGCAGTCCTATGAAGAGCTTGAGTTCAAAC